GCAAATAATGTATCGCCACTGTTTTCTTGTAGAAGAAGCTTGTCCTGGTAAATCTGAATCTTACTAAATAGGAAATATCCAATCCCATTTGTATATCCATACGTATTTCCTGCGTTATCAGTGATTGTCGTAGTGGGATTCAAAGCTGCTTGATCTGGTGGTAACCAAGTTGGAAGATCTATAAGGATTGTCGGATGAACAAATACATCTCCTGCGATTTCAAACTCAAATTCACAACTACGTCCGAATTCAGCTCCATTTAGGGGTGGTATACGTCGTAGTTCTTTAATTACAGGTGGTGTAGGTTCATACCGATTCTCAAATGGGTTTACTGTTTTGTCGGGGTCATCTTGAAAGAAATATGTATCTTTATTCCCACGGGCGACGGACTCATAAAGAGCTCCCTCGGCTGTGAGACCTGCGCGTGTAGAGGCCATTCTGTAAAAGGGTACGATAAGTGCTTTAAAGGGTTAGGCGTTTGTCACTCCGATTATGTATCCTCCTTAACTTCTTCTTGTTGAACAACTACTTTCAAGGCAATATTTGCCGCTCTATCAGCTCTATCGGGCAATGATATTTCTGCTCTTCTTCCGTGTCGAAAGAGTTCCACGGTCGCAGTCTTTTTAATACCATCTGTCACCCACTGCGACATTATATCCTTTATTTCACTATATCCACTCGACGTTTCCGTAATGCCCACACGCTTTAATTCATTTAATAAACGTATGGTTTCTTTCAAACGATCCGCTTTCGACTTCTGCACCATTTCTATACTATTAGAATAACTGCGCTTAAGGTTCTTCTAGTATATTTAGTATGAAACTACGTATAGGTTCATATCCTGCTCCGATTTTAGAAAACCTCCGTAAAAACGGCATACAGACGATTCTCTGTAGAAGACCACGAACGGAACTTGAAAGAAGATATCTCAAGTTCTTTGAAGAATTTCAGATAGAATATGATGAAACGATTCCTGATTCCGATGAATACGATATGACACAGTTAGAAGAGGCTAGTAAAGTCTTACCAGTTACAGGAGAGTTTCTTCAGGCTATGTGTGATTATACAGTGATTGATCGTGAAAAATATCATCCTTCTGTTAACTATACTGTACCGCACGAAAAACTACTTTTTATAGGGGAAGAGTGGAATATTATAGAGCCTACCAGTTTATTTGTATATCCTGATAGAGATTTACTGCAGATTACAGTATCGCGGAGGGCGTGGCCGAAGCTACACCTCTTAGTTATACATAACAGTGATGATCAAATCAACTATGAAGTATTAGTACCGTTTTTAGAGGCAAATCCGCGTGTATATGCTTGGTTACAAAATAATACGGTGACACATCCACGGATTCGTAGTCTTCCTATTGGTGATCAGAATCGTATCTGGAAAGGAGGAAATGCTTCCTATGAACCTACTGTGCGCATATCTCGCTCCGTAGAACGCGACTATGGCATTCTATTTCCGTGGTGCTCAAATACAAATCCTATACGCCCCATATGGCTTCAAGAGGCAAAGCTGTTACGTAGCTGTAATGAGTTGTTTATTATGCCACGACTCTCAAAAGATGATTATATAGACGCACTGGAAGATTCTAGAGCCATTGTATGTCCTCCTGGAAATGGTCTAGATACACACAGACATTGGGAATCTCTCTATGCAGGGGCGTGGGCGATTGTTCATTCGAATGCCCATACACAATGCCTTTTGCGTGAATATCCTTCCTTGCCATTGATTCCTATTAATAGCCCAAAGGATCTTGAAGACGTAAAAATCCCTTCTACTCCATCTCCGTTTCATCCAATGCTGCTGCGTCATTATTGGGAAGTAATGTTTCGCTCATATGTGCCCCAGGATACCGTGGTCGTTCTTCTCACGAATTCTGCATATAGTAGGCAATGTCTTATGACTATTGCTGGATGTAGAACTGTAGGTAACTATAAAGGCGATATTGTAGTTTTAACCGACTCTGATTTATCTGATAATTTTCTAAAATACGGAGTCATTGTTAAAAAATATGACCCTATTGATATTCAGCCCATTCTTACCAAGATTACAGAACGACCATTTACAGATACAGATGGTCGTGAACTAACAAAACAGATTCAGTGGCAAAAGCTGAATATCTTTCATACATATTTTAAACAATGGCGAAAGATATTTTACATTGATGCAGGAATGCATGTATTTGGTGATATTAATATATTCTTTGATCTTATTCGGCCGAATCAAGTTCTCGCCCATTGTGATGACTTTCCAGAATATACTACAAAACTCGCTGGGCAGTTCAATCGCTTGTCCTATCCAACTGTTTTCAAAGAACTCGCTAAAAACTATACTCTGGAACGCTGCTGTTATCAGACTGGAATTATGCTCTTTGATTCCTCAATAATAGAGTCTGACACTATATCTAAGATTATGAATCTCGCATATAAGTACCATATATCAAGAACAAACGAGCAGGGTATTTTGAATCTCTATTTTTATGAAAAACTCGTTCAAGTACCTATTTATAGAAACGGCAAGTTTCTCTATGACTATTGGGAACGGTTTGGAAAGCATTGTACTGACTATATTCTATTAAAATATCCTAAGAGTTCTTCTCACGTAGCGATGTAAAATGCTCCCGTAACCAGGCGTGAAAGGAAAGAAAATCAACATCTTTGCGTGTGAGCTCATTCAGATTTACACCATATGCTTTTTCTAACAAACGAAGTTCATACACATCAGGATACTGCTGCAAAGCAAACTGGAAATAAATCTCCTGTTCCGACATTCCAGACTTATTGTATCGCTCAGGTTCAACACATTTGAGTAAGGCTTCCCACATTGGGCATTCGTGTGCTTTTTCAACTCTTTCAAATAAATCTTGTAAGACAGTTTTTGTATACATCATACAATCGGTTGTTCCAGCTTCCTTTGAAGTATTCTCAAAATCCTTCGGAAGAAGTTTTCGCATATGTACAAAATATTCTGGCACATACATCCCACCATAATCAAATAGAATCTTATCCCCTTTGAAGAACTCAATAGGGCGCAAGAAAACTACATCGCTATCGGGTACGAGAAAGTTTGGTAAAAGATCTGGAATAACTTTGAAAGCGTAGAATTTCAGAAGTTGTTGATAATACCATCCGTGCCGATTATTTGTAGAATGAATAAATTTAGCAATATCCTTAAAAGAAAAGGGGAACGAGCTTTCAGGAATCCACGTGAAATCTTCCACGTCTTCAGGTTCTTCTTTGCTCACGATATAAATCTTACGTAATCCGCGAGTATTCTTACGAAGCCCTTCAAGACAATAGGGAAGTATAAGCGCGTCTTTATCGTGATAGGGAACAACTGCGTCAAATTGTATTGGATTCTCTGTATCCATCTTTCAGGGAATGAGTTCTAATGTTATTACCAATCGTTTTTATACATATCGGGGACGCACCTCCGGATTATATCGGTACTGCCATTCAACAAGCTCGTAAATGGAATCCAATGAGTCCTATTGTATTTATCAGCTCCTCGTTTCCGGAAGAAGAATATGCCGATGAAGAACGTATCCTATTATCTACACTACCCGTTTCAACAAATCACGCAAAGTTTTTAGAGAATACAAGGCTTTCTGTAGATTGGCGTGGTGGATTTTGGCGTGTAACAACAGAACGTCTTTTTGTCTTAGAAGATTGGATGCGCTACAAAGGTATTACGGAATGCGTTCATCTTGAAAATGATATTATGCTCTATACGGATCTTTCAGAGCTTGTACCAATATTCAGAAAAACAAGTGCGGGTCTTTCTACTACATTTCAAGGCCAGGGTGTTAAATTAAATCAAATCCGTATGTGTTTTTCTATACTTTACTGTTGCTCTATAGGGGCATTGTCAAACTTTGTGGCATCTCTTGTATTAAATAATAGAGGAATCGATGAAATGCAGTTAAGTGGACCATATTGGCAAGATACGCCTGAAGAATGTTCAGTTCTTCCTACTGCCCCGGTTGGAACACTTTTAGTCTCAGAAACATTTCGAAGTTGGTATGAAAATCCAGAATTTTCTTGTATCTTTGATGCAGCTGCGCACGGTCAATTCATAGGTGGAATAGATCCAATACACGGAGACACTACAGTGGGCTTTGTAAATCGTGATACTGATTTTCGTTCAGACCAGTTTCTCTATGGATGGTCTGTCGATTCGTTTCAACGTCGTTATCCAATACTAATGGATAAAGTCGGTAATTTATGGCCCATAGCAAATCTTCATATACATTCGAAACGACTGGAAGATTTTGTTTAGTAGAAATAGAATGCGAGGAACCTATATACATTATCTAATTATCATAGGAGCGGCGATTCTTGTACCATTAACTCTATATAAGTTACTACAACCGGCTGCTTTCTCTGAATCAACAAAGAAGCAAATCTTAGGTGTAGAACTAATAAGCTCTTTTATGGTATCTTCATATGTATTATTGTATTCGTTGATGCTCTTATTTACTTTGATTCGATCCATCATTAATATTTTTTCTTTTAACTTATCTGGTATGTTTATGCTTCTTTCTATGATGTTATTT